TTTAATACTCCAAGCTATTATAATTATCTTTCAAGTACATTAACTGCTTCAAGATATTTTCCAACAGCATCAAATGCTATTATTTCAGTAACTTCTATTCCCTCAAAATTATTTGGTGAATATATTCAACCAAAATCATTTGATTTCCAATATACCGATTCAGCTAGTGCTGTTTTACAAATTTGGGATGATGGGGAAGGTAATTTATACAGCTCGGGTTCATACTCTTTTTATTCAGAAAGTATTTATACTTCTTCATCTTTAGCATCATTTGCAAACTTATCAGATGAAATTATGGGAGATCCCGATTCTTTTTCTAGATTACAATTTTCTCCTATTCCTCAATACTTAATAGATAATTGGGTATTAACCTCAATTAATTATAACCCCCCAAATGCTTCTCCATTTATCTCAGGAGCATATGGAACAGGAACCTATCCAGGGGACCAAGTATCACTTTTAACGGGTGATGATTTAAATTATATATCTTTACTCGCAGATGAGTTATTAGTAGATTTTAATTATATATTTTTCACAGCTAGTTCAAATCCTTCCCCAACAGACCAAATCACTTTTACTTTTACAAGTGCTTCATTTGAAGGAAGTGGTTCAATCTCAGCAAATGGAAATGTAGGTAATATTATCTACGAACATGGAATGGCAATCTTTACAAATCAAGGATTACCTATAAGAGATTTAACATTAAACGCAAATGTAACATGCTCATTTAAATCAGCATTTACAATTTATGAAACACAATATAAATGCACAGCAAGGGAAAGCGAATTTAATTTTAGCTTAAACCCTTCAATTTCATCAGGTAGTACAGCTTACTCAAGCTCAATAGGGACGTTTTATACACCAAGTGAGTTTTTATATGATTATGCAACAGGTTCTTATTTTAGCCCATACATTTCTACAATTGGAATGTATGATGACGACCAAAATTTATTAGCAGTAGCTAAATTAGCACAACCCATCCAAAGTTCCCCTACTACAGATACTACCATATTAGTTAACTTAGATCTGTAAATTATGAATTGGATTTATCAAAATAAAGAAATGTCGGGAGTCTCTGACTTTCCCTATGAAACTTATGGCTTTGTTTATAGAATAGTTCACAAACCAACTGGCAAAGCTTATATTGGAAAAAAAATACTCCAAAACACAACTAAAGTAAAATTAACTAAAAAAGAATTAGCTGAATATGAGGGTGTAGTAGGTAGAAGACCTGCTTACAAACTCGCAGTTAAAGAATCAAATTGGAAAACATATTGGGGTTCAAACAAATATCTTAAAGAGTTATACGAAACAGAACCTAAAAAGAATTTTGAACGCCATATTTTAGTTTGTGCCCCTACAAAAAAATTATTAACCTATTATGAGGTTAAATACCAAATGATATATCAAGTTTTAGAAAAACCAGATGAATTCTTTAATGATAACATTCTTGGAAAGTTTTTTACACGTGACTTTGATGTCTAAAAATGGTTTCGTATATTACCTCTTATGGTAAATGAACTACTTGTAAATCTAGTTAACTCGGTTTTAGGGGCTGGGAAACGAACAGCGAGAGGCAATCAAGCTTATCACTGCCCGTTTTGCCATCACCATAAACCTAAATTAGAGATTAATTTTACCGAAAATAAAAAAGGGCACAACCCATGGCATTGTTGGGTTTGTAATAAGCAAGGTAAAACCATTAGTAGTTTATTTAAACAAGTACAAGCCACCCCAGAACAATTTACTGAACTAAAAAAATTAGTAAAAACTGGTGCTGAGGTTCAAGATGTTATAGTATCCAATATTTTAGAATTACCAAAAGAATTTAAATCTCTCGTAGATAACAATGATATCGTAGCGCGTCACGCCAAAGCGTATTTACGCTCGCGAAACATTACTATAGACGATATTATAAAATATAATATTGGATATTGTGATAGTGGTAGATATGTAAATATGGTTATAATTCCATCTTATGATGAGTTAGGTAATCTAAACTATTTCACAGGTCGTTCATTTGAAAAAGACCCCTATATAAAATATCGTAATCCAGAAGTATCAAGAGATATTATTCCATTTGAATTGTTTATAAATTGGGATTCACCTTTAGTATTATGTGAAGGTCCATTTGATGCTATTGCTATTAAGAGAAATGCTATCCCCCTGTTAGGAAAAAATATACAATCTTCGTTAATGAAGAAAATTGTCAAATCAAGTGTAGAAAAAATTTACATTGCCCTCGATACAGATGCTATGAAGCAAGCTTTAAAATTTGCTGAATATTTTATGGATCAAGGTAAAGAGGTCTATTTGGTAGAACTCGAAGGGAAAGACCCAAGTGATATGGGATTCGCTCATTTCACTAAATTAATCCAAAATACTTTTCCTATTGACTCATATGAGTTGATGGAGAAAAAGTTACAACTATTATGAGTAAGAGAAACATTAAAAAGTCTTACGACAGAATTTTAGAAATTTCTGACGATGCCAAGCAAATTACTATGCCAGACTCGCGTTATTACAGACGCAACGGCCAGTATTATCCATCGGTAACCTATGTTTTAGGTGTTTACCCTAAAGGTAAATTCTTTGAAGATTGGCTTAAAAAAGTAGGTTATTCAGCTGATTATATTGTTAAAAAAGCAGGTGAAGAAGGTACACAAGTACACGAAATGATTGAAGAATATTTGAATGGAGAAGAATTAAATTTCTTAGGGTCAAATGGTCGCCCTCTTTACCACCCAGATGTGTGGCAAATGTTTTTACGTTTTGTTGAATGGTGGGAAGAATATAATCCTACATTAATTGAAACCGAAGTACATCTATTTTCAGATGAATTGAAAGTAGCAGGTACTTGTGATATGATTTGTGAGATTGATGGTGAGCTTTGGGTTGTAGATTTTAAAACATCAAACAATATCCATACTACATATGAATTACAGGCCGCGGTTTATGGTAAAATGTATGAAGAATGTTATGGTAAAAAAGCAGACAGACATGGTTTACTTTGGTTAAAATCTAATAAAAGAAAAGGCGCAAAAGATAAAATGCAAGGTAAAGGGTGGGAGATGATTGAATCATCTCGTACTCAAGAAGAAAACCTTGATATCTTTATGACTGTTAAAAAATTGTTTGATTTAGAAAACCCTAAACATTCTCCAATATTTACTGAATTTAGAACGCAAGCTAAAAGGAAGTTGTAATATTTATTTACAAACGCGCGTTAAATGATTTCATTGGTTCAACTCTTACAAGAGGCGACAAGCTCGCCCAAGGCTGTTATTTTAGCCGGTGCCCCTGGCGCAGGTAAATCCTCTATTGTGGGGGATATTATAGCAGGTTTGGGATTAAAAGTATTAAATATTGACGATCACTTTATTAAAAATCTAAAAGATTCCGGTGTATCTTTAGATTTGAAAAAAGCAGATGCTGAAGGTAGAAGTAAAGCAGCTGTTGCTATGCAAGCAGCTCAAAAAACTTACCAAGATGAGTTGTCTCAAGAAATCGAAAAACGGGGAAACATTGTAATTGACGGTACAGCTGCTTCATTCAAGAAAACAAAAGAGCTAAAAGAAACTTTAGAAAATGCAGGTTATGATGTGTTCATGGTATATGTCTATTCTTCATTAGAGAAATCATTGCGTAAAAACGAAGATAGATTTGAACGTTCAAAGGGAGAAGACAGAAGTTTAATGCCATCTATTGTGATGCAAACATGGGCTAATGTTACTAAAAACTTTCTTCCTTATAAAGATTTGTTTGGTGGTAAATTTGTGGCAACAACAAAGGACAAAAAATTAACTGATTCACAAGATCTAGATGATATTATTGAAAAATATATCGTTCCTTTTATTCCTACAGATACTAAACCAAAAGACGAAAAAGCTAAAGCACGTTCTAAAAAACAAAAAGAACAACTCCAACAAGATATTAAAAATTTAATGTCAAAATCTAATTTGGAGCAAGTATTACCTTTTATTGTTTCTGCTGAAGAAGCACAACAAAAATTAACCCAGTTTTTAGGATGAATTCATTATCGCAGTTTTTAGTTGATTCCATATTAAAAGAAGAAACACTGGGTACGGTGGCCTTATTTGGTGGGGGGTTTAAACCCCCTACAAAAGGTCACCTTGAAGTAGTTTTACAAGGATTAAAAGAAAACCCTGAAGTTAGCCAAGTTTATATTTTAGTAGGTAGTGGTGAACGTAATGGTGTTACCCAAAGTGAAGCAGTTAAAATCTGGAAAATGTACCAACAATTTATCCCAGTTGCTTCTCAAATTATTCCGGTACAATCTCCTTTCTCTTATATTAAAACTTACCTACAGGACCACAAAGATGAAAAAGTATACATTTTTATTGGCGCCCGACCTGATAATGAGGAAGATGATAAAGATGTAGCAGAAAGAAGTGCTTTTGCTAAAAAATATAGTGAAAATGCTATGCCTGTTAGGGTACAAACAACAGGAGGAGTAAGTGGTACAATGGCTCGTAAAGCTGCTTTATCAGGTAACCAAAAAGAATTTATTACTTATTTTCCATCTGAACTTACAGATTTAGAAAAACAAGAAATTATTGATATGATCTCAGGTGTTGTTAAAAAACAGCTTAATGAGAATGCTACTTATTCTAAACATATTGATTTATTGCCTCTATTAGCTAAATTAACCAATCATATGATTAATAAAGGTTATAAAATTGAACCTTTACCTGGGTTAAAATTAATCGATGGTGATATTGAAAATGCTAAAGATTTCTTTGGCAAAACCGCATATTATGATCCAAACGAGAAAATGATTGTTCTTTATACTGAAGGACGTCATCC